TGTTTCAATGCCTCTAATCCATCATGACAGCGCTCTTTATCAAACCATGCTCTTGGCATCATCTGACGTGTAGCTTGAATACCATCTTGCATTGACAAGCTAGGAGTAATCGCCATCTTGCTAATGTTTAAGTGTTCAGCCAACATCTCAATCACAGATTTGCCACCAGAGGCCAATGTCTTAGCTCTAGCATCGTGCGGTAAGAAGTGTGTCTTATACTTGTAAGGCTTGCTTAATACTTGCGCTGCGTAATGGTCAATAGACTTGCCTGAAGCATTGTAGTAATCAATGAAGTGAACTTCACCATGTACTACTTGATAGAACCAAATAGCTGTATCGTCTGAGTAACCCAAATCCCATGCCGTGTAGACATCTGCGAATCTATCGTACTCAACCTGTGTAATGCGACCATCTTGTTCAGCTTGGTATAGTTCTCTGCCCCATATTGCGCCTGGCAATGCAGCATCAAAATCGCACTCCATCTCTTGACGCCAAGCATCTTCTGATAATTCTGTCTTTAATGAGTCTATTTCAGCCTGTGGCAAGATGCCTGATTCATCTACTGTTATCTTTAATGCAAGCCAATCATCTGAGCGAGTTGCTCTATCATAGACTTCCCAAAACTGATTCCTGCCTTTAGGCGTTCCGATAATAATGGCTTTACCTTGTCTGTCAGCCAGCGCAGGACGTACCACATACTGGAACACAGTAGACTTCCAATCACCATACTCATCGCAAATAATACTGTCAAAGTAAAGACCACGCAGACTATCGGCATTGTCAGCACCAAATAGCTGAATTCTAGCACCGTTCTTAAAATCGATACGAAGCTCAGATTCATTGACCGTGATGCCATCGATTACCCTCGTATAGTGTTTAACGTAATCCCATGCGACTGATTTAGATTGCTTGTAGAAAGGTGCAATGTAAGCACCACGAAAGTTAAGCTGCTTAGATGTGACTGCATCTTTAATGAGTTGATTGATACACGCTACTGTCTTGCCAGCTCTACGATGCGCTACTACTACCTTCCATCTATGCTTACTATCATGTAATGGGGCAAAGGCTTCACGTGGCTTATATGGGATTACTATTCTTCCCATGAATACTGATTCACTTCAGCGTATAGCTCTGTTGTCTGCTCAATAGCTTTCAAATCAGGTAACACTTTGTCTAGTAAGGTTTTACCAATATTAACTTGGATAGCAGAAAGTTCTGTTTTACCTTCAAACGCACTATATAATCTATTGATGATTTGAGATGCCTGTATCTTGGCTCTTACGTCATCTTGATGTCGTTTTCCTAATGGTCTACCAGCTTGTTTCTTTTCTTCTGCCATATATGTACATAAGAGTTGTCTTACGCTCCATAGTTAATATTTCATTAAAGCCATTGCTAGCTTCTTCGGGTCTTTCTTCTTGCCTTTGACACCTTCCAATGCCATCTTACTAGCTTGCTCTTGTGGGATACCTACACGCTTTGCTACTTCAGACGAATGAGCGGCTGCCTCGAAAAGCTTATGCTGACTTTCTGAATATGGTGGCATATACGTATCCTATAAATAAAAAAAGGCACAGGGTTTTAAGCTGTGCCAAACTCACGGAGATGAGTTGAGTGCTAGATTGCATATCATATAGACGTGCGAAGTCCAACTGTGCTAATGATACCACAAATTAATGGTTTTGTCAATACCTAATATAAGTTCTTTTCTTTTAGCTTACGTTGTAGCATCATCAATGCGCTATCAAAGTAATACTCTAGCACCCTAGTGTCCATTGTAGCCTTCTGAGATAAGTAAACAACATACAGAGCGTTTTTCTGCATCGTAGGCAGGTCATCTATCACCTGGTCAACTACTTTAGCTGCATCATGGTCTACTTCGTCAGCCATATCCTCGAATGAGTGTATGCCGCCTGTGTTAAAGCCTGTCGACTTTGATTTGTACCCTAGCTTATGGCTATCCTGTTGCATGTAATCACGCCAAAGGTCTAAATAATATGTTACACGACCTGCCTCCATCATACAAAGTCCTCATATTGATTTAATATCTCGCCTACATTTTCATGCTTAACCAACACGACTACGCATTTGCCGCCTTTAACTACATCTCTACGCACTAACCATATAAAGTCTATCTGCTCATCGTCATCAAACAATCCAGCTTCCATTAGCGCATCTGTAGCTTGCTTCTCGTAATTGCCAATATCACGCCTACGTTTGTCTGGTGGATAAAATGCGTAGAACACAGCAAGCCTTCCCTCTATCTTGCCACACTTTGCGTCTATTACAATTTCCTGTACCTTCTCACGAAATATCTTAGTAGACTTGCTTAAGAATTTGCGACCTGAGCCGTAATTGTGGCTATGGTTTGTCGAGCTGGGCCAGGGTAAGTCTAGCTTTATCATCTAATTGTGCTTTCAGTAGTCTAATTTCAGGTTGGTCATACTCACGAATAGTTTTATTGTACAGCTCACGCAATGATAAGAACTGTGCTTGCTGGTGAAAATACTTCTCTTTCCAATATTGCATTTCTTGTTTAGGTTTCATTTAGCATCTTCCATACTTGGTCACGCAGTTTTTCTTCTGTACCAAAATTGCTTTCCCATATCTTTATGCCAGCATGCAATGCAATACCGTAACCAGCGTTAGTATGATGGTTAGGACATAAAGGGATAGCATCTTGCCAAGGGCTTTTTTGCCCCATTCCTGCTCCATGACGTATGTGATGAATGTGTGGTGGAGAATAACCATAACCCAAATTGTGACACACAATACAGCCAAGTTCAGACAGTTTAGCATAGTAAGCTTTCTCCTGCTTCTTAGACAAAATACTCACCATTCATTGTAGATTGAAAGCCACCATGATAATCAGCCTTGTAGTTTAACGCCCAGCGTTCTGTAGCTGCTCTATTGTAAACCTTAACCACATCTGCGCTAATACGGCCTTCAAAAATTGCATCCCGTAACTCTTTATGTAAATCGGGATAAACTACTTTGTCAAAGTAATCACGCTGTGGGTCTTTAGACTCTGTGTAGGCTTTAGGCCATTTGTATTTGTCAATGTTGGCTGCTGCATAAACTTTAACCAATCGAATCCTTTTAGCTTTTGTCACAGTTGCAAATCCATTTCGTTCAAGCCATACAAGATAATCCCATGCTGATATCTCAGTCATAAACATAGCTTTGGCAAGTTCTTCTACGCTTTTAGGACCATCAATAATATGCTGAAACGCTATAGCATGGTTAAAAGCTACTACTTCTTTAATTTTTTTGTTGTGTGCGTTTTCTTTTCTCATGATTCAATCTCCATTATTCTGTTGCCTATCCATTTCATTACAGGAACTGCCATGCTATTACCAAGTGCTTTGTAACGTGTGCTATCGCTTGATGTTGGCGTGTTAGTATAATCATCAGGAAAGCCTTGTAATCTTTCACATTCAGTAGGTGTTAAACGTCTAACACGCATATTATAATTTATTCCATGAACTCCTGTTGCGTTTAATGTACACATTGGACCACCTTCTGTAAACCCATTGCCATTACCGCCATTTAAAGGTTGTCTACCAATTGTATTTTCTGCTAAAGCAATAGGTACATTACCGCCACCTGTACCCCATTTTGTTGTTACTGTTTGACATACATCGCCCATTTCTTTTACTCGACTATCCGCAGGATGTGTTTCGTAAACAGTTGTCACAGCCATCTTTGTATAGTCGTAACTGTCAATCCCTTTGTAATCCCTAGCTAACAAAGTTCCAGATGTTTCATAAGGTGCTATTGATTTGCTGTGGCTTCCAATGCTATTTGAAGAGCTTGTGGAAGTTTTTTTCCTCTCACTTCTGCGCGGCGTAATATCCCTGAACAAGCTTTCTGGCTCAAATAATACTTTGGCAGCACTTCGCCAATCTCCAAGACATCCGACAACGAACACACGTCTGCGTCTTTGTGGCACTCCGAAATGTTGAGCGTCAAGAACCCTATAGGCGAACCCATACCCGAGTTCAGCCAACCCTTGAAGTAAGGCTGCAAAGTCACTTCCTCTGTTACTAGACAATACGCCTGGTACGTTCTCCCATAAAAGCCACTTGGGTTTAAAACGGTCAGCCATTGCGAGATAGGTAAGCATGAGGTTTCCACGAGGGTCTTCCAAGCCTTTTCTAAGTCCTGCAATGGAGAAAGATTGGCAAGGTGTTCCTCCGACCAAAAGGTTGACTGATTCATTTATATTCCACTCCTTAAATTTAGTCATGTCACCATAATTAGTAACATTTGGGTAATGATGTGCTAATAATTGACTAGGAAACTTCTCAATCTCTGAAAAGCCCACAGGATTCCATCCCATGTCATGCCATGCTACTGTTGCGGCTTCTATTCCACTACAAACTGATAAATAATTCATTTCCGTTAATCCTGTAAGTAAATTCCATGCTCGGCAGCGTATCGCTCTACTCGTTCCATGAAGTTGTTAAGTTCTTCTATCGTTAAATCGGCAGTACCACGCAAACTATAAATCACTTTTCCATTACTTGCAACTATTTCGTTGTAACCTAGCCATCTATCTTTCATCACGGTTTTCCACCACATAGCATGATGCAATAATCCATCTGAAGCTTTGACCTTTTCAGCAATAGCCCCAAACAATAAATGCAGTCTAGCGTTTTGAGGTAGACTTCTTCTTGGCGTTTGATTGCATGTTGGGCATTTTAATATTGACATGAGGTGTTATCTCCTTATAAAGCACATCTTCGTAACGCAATAACCACTTTTTGCTTTTATGTATCTTACCATCGGCTGTAGTAACTTTCCACTCGGCATCACCAAACTGTTTGTAAAATTCGGTATCCTCAAAATTCATAGTAAACACTCCTCGTAGTTATCCCAATCTATAACATATTTAGGCTCTACTATCTCAATAGTACCTTCAGCAGGATGGTCAAAGTATCTGATAGGCTGGCCTTCGTCATCTAGTAATACCCACTTCATCACAAACTCCTGTAGTGTGCTTGCTCATGTATGTATGTAGCCTTGTTGTAATCGTATAGCAACTCAGCCATGCCAGGCTTCCCTGTGCTGTTAAATCGCACCTTCTGTATGTGTACCTGTGTTTCCTGTGGATTATTCGCTACATCACGCCAAATAGCAATACAATTGTCAGCTTTGTTATACCAATGAGCAGAGCCACTAATGTCGTAAGGTCTTGGCACAGGATAATTCCCATCCTTGTCTTTAGCCATTTTAGATGGATGCGCTACTAAAAATAGATGACATTTATATTCTCTAGCTGCTCTACGCAGTTCTGTAAGAATACGGCTAATGTATTCCGTTTCGCTTAGTCCTGCTGGCCTGTAATGATCCATCTCGTTCCAAGGGTCAATCACCAATGCTCTTGGCTGCGTCAATGATTGGTCTAGCCACGGTAACGCTTCGTTGATAATGTGCATAGGCGTAAACTCAGTTTCAATTGGCTTAATAAATGAAAAGTTTTTATTCATTCTGTCTAGCGCATCATACATTTGCTCTTGGCTCATGCGATTATTACCAAAAAACGGCTTTGCAGCATATTTCTCAATAATCTTTTTAGCGTGCATCTCTAATGGATGGTTTTCAGGAGAAAACATAGCAATACGGTAATTGTGATGTATGGCGAGATTAACGCACAAAGCATCCAACCACTCACTCTTTCCGTGACTAGGCATGCCTGTAATCACCGTAAATTCACCATGCTTTACCGTAAAAAACTCGTCCACATTAGTCCAGCCAGTTGTGTGTCCACGTGCAATGCCTCCATCATATAGTGCATCTATTTCTGTAAGTAAACTTCTAGGGTTAATTATCATAGAACTACCCTATTTTTTTTCTCAGCTTGCACACCAGCCCAGTTATCTCTAATAGCTTTCATAAACGCTGCATCCCAATTTGTGTATTTGTAATTCCTAGCTTGGCAGGACAATACAAAATTGTCAAAGTGTTTTTGCAAATTAGTATAATTGTTTTTTTCTGCCCACAAAATTACTTTATCGCTAATTTTAAAATCACCAGGAATGGTACTTTCACGTTTTGTTTTATCTTCTAATATGTTCTTTTCTCTTCTCTTCTCTTCTATTAGAACGGACTTTTTCGGATTATGTGCCGATAGTGTCGGGAGTTTGTCGGGACATTTGCTAACACTTTGAATTAACTTCTGAGTGTATTCATCTGTTCTAGTTGCCATTTTTAAACAAGTTATAATATTATTAGTGTTCTCAAAAAGCTCTAATTCAACCATGTAAGTCATAATATGCTGAACCAAATCGCTACTTAACTTAAAATCATCTGCAATTAATTCTGCATCATGTTCAAGTTCAAAAGTAAGATTATGCTTATCTACATTGCGAGATATTAACTCCAAGCAATACCAATATATGCCGTAACCTTGAGCGCCATATTTTAAACGCAGCTTTTTTAATTTCGCATCATTGCTGGCATCTGAATCATGTTTAAACCATTTCATGTTAGACTCCTAAAAAACAAAAAGCCCTGAGTAGACCCCTCTGCTTTTTAAGGCAGTTGGAGGACACCGAGTCGGTGCAGGAGTCTATTCAAGGCTTACTCTATATCGCCTCCAAGCGATTTAAAACAGTCTAGCACATCTAGCTTCAAAAGTCCAATTAGTTTTACTTATCAACTTTGCATAATCAATTTAAAAATAAATGCAAATAAATGTTGACACAGTTCCAATCTCGGAATAATATAAACACATCAACAACGCAAACGGAGATACAAAATGTTAGATGACTTAGCAATATTATGTTTAGGTGGTGCAGTAGTTATGGCACTTTTTGTAATAGCTGGTTTACTAGCTAAATATTTTGATTGGAAATAACATGAGCGACCATTACGAATATTATCTTAACAACCCATACGAGGCTAAAGTGGACTATACAATTGAAGATGAATACATTGAGGACAAGATTGAGGAAGCAGCAGACAATAAAGACTTTGTCTGGGAGCTGTTAGCACAAGAATATGTTGATTCTGAAGTGACAGAAACTCTTTTACGTGCCATGTTCAAATCATACGTAACTAGGATGCACACTACTAAGCAAGAATTTAAAGACAAAGCTGATGCTGATTTGCTAACATTTGCTAAAGGTCTTATGGGTGCAATGTATGAAAAAACAGTTGAATTAGTAGAGGAGCAAGGATAATGTGCCAGGCAATGTTTGAAGCGCAGGTAATGTCAGAACTACAAATCTTGGAAATTGAGAAAGATACATACATAGGCTGCGTTTATTGTGGCGAGCCTAAAGGTGATTGGTTAAGCTGTTGTGGTGAAAATCACTTTGAGGAGATAACATATGATTAAAGTTAGCAAACGTCATTATGAAATTATTGCGGACTTTATGGAAACTAATAGTTACACAATAACAGCAACCAATTTTAATTTATCAACTACTAGAGTTAGAGAAATACATCAAAAATTATCTAGATATTTAAGAAAATATGACCCGTATATGCAAGCTATATTTGATAATAAAAATTGGCGGAGTTTTTATAAAACTTTTCAACAACATCCAAAAGCCATTAAAGAATGTTTTTACAGAATTGTTGAGATAAAACAAACAAAATGATGTATAATTCCAATCTTGGAACGGAGGTTAAATGTTTACAGTAGAAGAAATAGCAGCACAGATGGGCAAGTCAGGTAGGTGGGTTAGATACTTATGCAACAGCGGTAAATTAAACGCAGTTAAACACGGAAATGTTTGGATAATTTTGGAGGCATGGAAATGATTACAAATCTAACAGTAAACGGAGTAGAAATAACAGTAGAGTACGACCTAGACATTAGCGCAGTATTTTTTGGCGATTTAGAATCAGAATACGTAGAAATTAACATTAACAAGATTATGTGGATGGGTAACGATGTATTGCCGCTTATTCATGCGCTAGAAGGTGTAGAAACGCTTAAATTAATTATTCGTGATAGATTTGAGGACATAGAATGAACTACTCAGAAATCAGAAAGGTAAACGTAAATGAACACATCGAGCAAAAAAACGGACTCAACTACCTCTCTTGGGCATGGGCTGTCGACCAGCTACTTCAACTCGATTCTACGGCTACATGGTCATACGGTGAGCCAGTCAAGTTCGGTGAAACCCTCATG